TATGAAAAACAACAAAATGAAATACAAACTAAAACTCAGAGAGACCGAGATTTCCAAAACTTCTTAGAAGCATACCCTGACACAAAAGCAGATTCTATTCCACTTTCAGTATGGGAAACCGTAGAAAAAGGGGAGAGTCTAGTAAATGCTTATATGCGTTATGAAAATCAATTGCTCAAACAAAAACTAAATATAGAACAAAAGAATCAAGAGAATGTTAACTCATCCATTGGTGCAGTTCGTTCTTCAGGAACAATAAGCCCTTTTTATACAAGGGAACAAGTTAGTAAAATGTCTACAGCAGAAGTAAATCAGAATTGGAAACAAGTACAAGAATCTATGAAAAAATGGTAAAGGAGAAATTATAAATGTCTATTTCAAATTTTATTCCTCAGATTTGGTCTACAAAAATTATTCGTACATTAGAAGATAATTTAGTAGGTAAAAGAATTTGTACACTAGAAGCAGAAGGTGAAATTAAAAAATCAGGCGATACTGTATTTTTTAATGGACTAGCTGACCCAACAATTTCTGCATATTCTGGTAGTGTTTCTTACGAAGCATTGCAAGATGCAGGGGTAGTAATGTTAATTGACCAAAAAGACTATTTCGCTTTTAAAGTAAGCGATATCGAAAAAGCACAAGCAAATGTAGATTTAAAAGGTAGTCAAGCAGATAGATCTGCTTATAAACTACAACAATCTGCTGATACCTATATCTTAGGATTACATGGGCAAGCTTCATTAACTTCTTCCGCAACTGTAACTTCAGCTAATATTTTCTCAAGTATTGGCGAAGTTCAAAATTCATTGGCACAAGCTAACGTATCTGATAAAGATATGTGGATGGTTATTACTCCTTGGGTTAGACTTAAACTAGAACTTGCAGGAGTTAAATTTTCAATCAACAATGGTGTCAACGGAACTGGTGGAATGGCTTGGACAGATGCTTTAGGATTTGATATATACGTTACAAATCAAGTTATCAATACAGGAACTGTAGCCGCTCCTGTTTCAAAAATTTTAGCAGGTGCTTATAATTCAATTGGATTCGCAAGTCAGATCATGGAAACTGAAGCAGTTCGATTAGAATCCTCATTTGATACAGGTGTTCGTGGATTGCATGTTTATGGTGCTAAAGTAATTCAACCTAATCTTCTTCACACAGCTACTTTGACATATGCAGCTGAAACTACTATTTAATTAATTAAGGAGGAAACCTAAAATGGCAGCAAAAACAACAGCAACAGCGGTAGCAGCTACAAGTGTAGCATTAAATACACCTTTAGCAACTACATTTGTAACAGCAGTAAATACAGGAACAACTTCAACAGATACTGAGTTTTTTGAAATTACAGTAACTAAAGCTGAACCTCATGGAGTTATTTTAATTCAAAACTTTAGTACAGTATCAACTTCCACAGTTAGATACACAGTAGTAGCTCCAACAGGAACTTCTAAGTATTGGGCGGCAGGCTCAGATACTACTGAAGCATCAATTGCAGGAGCTTTGGCAAATGGAGCAAATCAAGTTTCAATCAATATCGAAGGTGCAAAATATACTAATACAAGTGGAAAAATTCGTGTTAATGTCGCCTTATCAACAGCAGGTGTAACTACAGGCGGTCTTGCGGCAGTATGTAAAATTGCATACGTACAACTTCCGTAATTAAACAGGGGAGAGAAATCTCCCCTCCTTTTTGGAGAAAAAAATGAAAATTATTGGAACACCTAATTTATTAGTAAAATTTAATAAACCATTAGGAACTTTAAAATATATAAAATTTAATGATATTGGTGAATACGAAACCGAAAATGAAGCAGTTATTAAAAGACTTTCACAACATTTTAGCATCGGTAAATTCCCATGTAAATATTGTAATAAATTTTTTGAAAATAAAGGTGATTTACTTGTTCACTATCGTAAACACAAGGAGGTAAAACAATGAGTCAAGCAATTATTAGTTTGCTTAATGGATTAAAAGGAGAAGATTTTGTAGCTGTAACACCATCAGATAGCACTGTACTTACATTAACTCAAGGTATATATGTAGGTACTTCTGGTGATCTAATTGTTTTAACAAAAGCAGGAACAACAGCTACTTTTAAAAATATAAGTTCAGGAGTTATTTATCCAATTCAGTGTACTAAAGTTGGTGTAAGCTCAACTGCTGCTGATATTTTGGCGGTGTATTAAGAATGAGTGGTTATGCAATCGCAAATGGTATCGGATTCAATTCATTAGGATTCTCCCCAAAATCAATTTCAAACCTGCAATTATGGCATGATGCAACTGATATAGGGACACAAGGTTATTCATTAGATTTTGATGGTACAAATGATTATGCACAAGCAGATAATGAAATAACAGCATATCCTTTCACGTTTGAATCTTATGTTAAAATTGATGTAATATCAACTTTAACTTTTTTATCAATAAATGATTCTGCTAATAGTAGTAGATATTTTTTAATAGATACAAGTGGTGCTAAAGTACGTATTACAGCTCGAAATACAACATCCGTTGTTGCCACAGGAAGTACAACTATTGTTGTTGGTACATGGTATCATTTGGCAGGTGTTTTCGCATCGGCTACTGATAGGAGACTGTACTTGAATGGTGTTTTAGAAGTAAGTGACACTACATCAGTTAATTTTACAAATACAATTAATAATAAAGTTTTATTCGGATTACAACGAACAATAAGTCCTCAAAATTATTTAAATGGTAAACTATCTGATGTTAGAATTTGGAATACAGAACGCACAGTAACAGAAATTTTAGATAATTATAATAAACGATTAATAGGTAATGAAACTGGTTTAGTTGGCTATTGGAAACTTAGCGAAGGTACTTCTTTAATAGCAAAAGACTTTACAAGTAATGCAAATGATGCAACAATAACTGAAGCAGTTTGGATTGTAGACGAGCCGTTTAGCAATGGAATTATTTCTGATTTTACAAGTGTACGAATATGGAAAGATAAAAGTATTAATGGATATGATGCAACACAAGCAACAAGTGCAAATCGTCCAACATATCGAAGTAATCAAATAGATAGCAAAGCTACAATACAATTCGATGGAAGTAATGATAATTTATTATTACCTAGTGGTGCATTTGGTATATTACGAAATGTTTCAGGAGCAACTGTATTTGTAGTTTATAAAGCTTCAACTGATTTAACAACTCAAGCTCCAATTATTTTTACAACTAGCACTAGCACAATTAGAACAGATTTAAGAAAAAATTCTACTAATGTATTTGTTACAGGTGGTCGCAGATTAGATGCAGATGCTAGTGCGCAAAGTGTTACATCAACTACAACAAATACAGGTAATTATATTTTACAATCTGTAAAATATGACTATCAAAATACTTTACAAGAACAATATTTAAATAATTTATTAGACGGTCAAAATTTAAGTTTTCAAACTTCAGGAAATACAAGTGATACAAATTCAACTTATATTTCTATAGGTGGATATTTAACATCAAATTATTTAAATGGTAACATAGCAGAGCTTATTGTTTTTAATAGAATATTAAGCACATCTGAGTTTACAAATGTAAATAAATACCTTATGGCGAAATGGGGATTATAAAATGATTCATAGATATTTCGTTATTACAAAAGATAAAAAAGATGAAGCAAACGCATTTTGTAATTCCATTGGTGCAGAAGGTGATACTTTTACAGTACCCCTTTTTAAAAATCAAGTCCACACTCATTACTGGACTGGATGGCTAATGACCACAGAACAGTATTTACAAATGGCAAATAAATATACTACAAATTTTGATAACTACATGGAAACTTTAGAAACTCTTGGTTTAGAAGTAAAAAACGGAGATGATGAATAGTGGCTACAACTGTTCAAGAAGTATTTGAAATTACAATGGATTTGATTGATGAAAGATTAGATACTGGTGTTATTGATGTGACAGACACAGCGTCATATAAAGTAAAAACTCCTGGTATTCTAAACGTTCTTCAAGCTGAACTTTTAAAACCTGGTGATCTTTTTTCTACATTTTCAATTTCAAACAAACCTATTGAAAATAAATTAGGCTTTAAATCTGAATTTAATGTTATTAACTATGAAGGCACAGAACAAATATACGTTGCAAATTCTTCTATAAAAGCATATTATTTTGAAGTAGATGATGCTTCAACTGTTTTTGTAGAAGATTACACAACAGGTTGGAATATACTAGAAACTATAAATGCTACTTCTACAAATGGTTTTACTGCATACAAAGGCATAGTAACTCCAACATCAGGAGCAACTCGATCAAGATTACGTTTTACAGGAACTTATTACTATAGACACGTAAACAGAGCTTTATTTAATGTTCCTTTTTTAAATAGCACTAAAGTTCCTGATTATCGTCCATGGGTTGAAAAAACAATGCCCTCTGATTTTGAAAGTGTTGATGAAATTATTAATGAATTTTACGAACAAAATTATACAAAAGATGCTAGTTTTAAATGGGAAGGCAGAAATAAACTTTTTATTGATTATTATTATGAAGGAAATATACGAATAGTATATCACCCTATTCCAATCAAATTAACAGCAACTACAGATACATTGCAATTAAATGATATTACTTCAAGAACTATTCTGCCATATGGATTAGCCGCTCATTTATTACTTTCTGAAAATTCCCAATCTGCTTCTTTCTTCCAACAAAGATTTGAAGAACTTAAAATGCTTGGAACAAGACAACAAGCTGTAAGTTCTGAACAAATATTTGATATTTATGGAGGTATATAAATGGCTTCTGTTAGTCAATCAAAAACTCCTAAACCATTAAGTATAGAAAGATTTTTAGGTTTGAATGAAGATACAACTGGAGATACGCAACTAGAAGTAGGCGAATCTCCAAACATGACTAATTTTCGTTTAAGTGAAAATTATAAACTTAAAAAAAGAGAAGGTTATGTAGAATTATTTTCAACTCAAGGAGCTTACCGAACAAGAGGAATGTGGTATGGTGACTTGAATGGAAATGAAGAATTTTTATTTAATCTTAATCAAAAAATATTTAGAGAAGAAAGTATCAATGGAACAGATTATGTTTCTCTCGATACTTCTTCCTATGTCTTAGTTGATGTTGTTATAACATCAGCTATTACTACACCCCTCGCTGGAACAACTGGAGTAGATGGGTTTACAATATATACAAATAAAAGTGGAGAAACACTAACAGAAGTTTCACAAGCTAACATTGATTTAACATCTAGTATTGGAAAGTATTACTACCATACTGATAAAACAATATTTATTATTATAGCAAAAGGAACTTACGCAACAATAGCATTAGCAAGAACAGGTCTAGGAACAAGTATAGTTTATGTAGCCATAAATTATGAACTTGCATTAACTACTTATCGAACAATTGTTGATGCAGATATGCACTTTTTTACTTTTGAAGATACAGTTACTGTTCACCCTGCCGCAAACACTTTTCCTTTAGGAAGCGAAAGAACATATACCAGAGAAACAAAAGTATATATGTTAAATGGTAATGAATATTATTCTTGGACTGGAACTACATTTGAAGTTGTTAAAGGGTATACTCCATTAATACTAATTAGTACACCAAATACAGGTGGAGGAACAGTGTTTGAAGTAATAAATTCATTAACAGGTTCTAAAAGACAACAATTTAATGGATTAGCATCTTCTAATACTGTTTATCAATTGGCAGAAAAAGTTATAACAGCTATTGATTATGTTTATGCAAATGATGTAAGAGTAATAGAAGGTGCTTCTACAGGACAGTTTACAAAAAACTTAACAAATGGAACAGTTCAATTAAATGGAAATGTTTTTTTAGCAGGAACAAATAATGTAGAAATTTATTGGACAAAAGGAACAGGTACTAGAACTGATATTACAGACAATAAATACTCTGTATTATTTGGTGGTAAAAATGATACTCGTGTTTTTATATATGGTGAAGATACAAATAGATTTCATTATACAGACCTAGCAGATGGTGTTTTTTCTGCTGATTATTTCCCTTCAACATATTATCAAGAAGTTGGTTCTCCAAAATATAAAATAACTGGAATGATTCGTCAGTATGATAGATTAATTATTTTTACAAACAATGCCGCTTATTATTCATTTTACGAAACAACTTTAATTAATAGCATTGCCGTTCCTGACTTTCCTTCATTTCCATTAAATCAAGCAAAAGGAAATTCAGCATTAGGTCAAGTTGCATTAATTCAAAATAATCCTTTTACTTTATGGAAAGGTGTACAAGAATGGGTAGCTACAACTGTAAGAGATGAACGAAACGCTAATTATATTTCTAAACGTGTTCAAGAAACTTTAGATTCCAAAGATTTATCTACAGCACTTACTATAGATTGGGAAAAAAATTATGAATATTTAATTTGTTTTGATAATATTGTAGTAATTTACAATTACAGATTGAATGTTTGGTACAAGTTTGAATTAAAAGACAATGTAACATCTTTATATATCAGAGAAGATAATTTATACTTTGGTACAGATGACGGAAGAATTATGAAATTTGATCCAGATTTAGAATCAGATCAAGAGTTATCAATAAATGCTCATTGGGAAAGTGGATTCTATGATTTCCAATCAGAGTATTTGCAAAAGTTTGTTAATGAAATGTATATCAGCATACAACCTTCTGTATCTACATCTGTAGATGTAACTTATGAAACGGACAGAAATCCATTATCACAAGTTTATACTGCGACAATAAATTTGTTTACATTTAATAATATAAATTTTGGAAATTTTACATTCTTAACAAGCGTCGTTCCTCAACCTTTTAGGTTAAAAATAAAAGCTAAGAAATTTGTTTACTTTAAATTAAATTTAGATAATGATACAAATGATGAAAAACTTACTGTATTGTCTATTAATTTACAATATAGTTTTGGAAGTAAATCTAAGTAAAACACATATAAAATTATTTAGATTAATATTAAGTTAAGGAAGGTGATAATTATATGGCACTATCTAAATTAACCACAGATCCACAACTTGTAATACAAGCTTTACCCGATGAACCTACTATATCGGCTTCTGCTCTAAAGGCTAAATTTGACGAAGGTGCAGGTTTAATTAAAACTTATATTAATAGTACATTAACAACAGAAATTGACGCAGAACTAGCCGCAGTGGTGTTAGGTGACATACCAGATGGAACGATCACATTAACTAAATTGAGTTCATCATTACAAACCACAATTTCTGGAAAAGCAGAAAAAACATTTGTGGATGCTAACATAATTGGTTCAACAATTTATTCTTATAATAACTTAGGAGGTTTTTAATATGCCAGCAAATACAACACCAATATTCCCTTTAACACCCAAAGTTTCTTTTGGGAAAGTTTTAACAGCAAACACAAATTATGATGGTACAGGAACAGCAGGTCAAAAAGCAATAATATTTACAGCAGGTTCAAATGGTGCAAGAATAGACCAAGTTAGAGCAAGAGCATTAGGAACTAATATTACAACAGCATTAAGAATTTTTGTGAATAATGGTTCTGATAATACTGTGGCAACAAACAACACATTGGTACAAGAAGCAACTATTTCAGCAACTACAGCTTCTCAAGTTGCAGCATTAGCAGATAATTTACTAACAGTTACAGTTGGTTCGGATACAGTTCCTGCTGTATTATATTTACCTGCAGGATTTACTATTATTGCAAGTGTAGGAACTACCATAGCATCAGGCATACAAGTGACTGTGCATGCAGGGGATTACTAATGTTTAATGAATTATTAACAAGACCTATAACGGAATCAGGGTT